ATTTTGGCAATGACATTGTGGTACCAGCCAGTCACATGATATTAAGAACTTTTGCTCTAAGTGATCAAGTTTCTTATCCATGGTTTGCTCCAGCAGGTACTAGAAGAGGCACAATCACTAATGCTTCAGCAGCAGGTTACATCAGTTCAGAAGGTGAATTTGTTTCTGTGGCTTTAAATGAAGGTCAAAGAGATACATTATACACCAGCAACGTGAATCCAATCACATTTATTACTGGAGCTGGTCTAGTTAACTACGGACAAAAAACTAGAGCTAGAAATGCTTCAGCATTGGATAGAATCAATGTTGCTAGATTGGTTATCTACTTAAGAAGTCAGTTGAATAGATTGGCTAAACCATATGTGTTTGAACCTAATGATAAAATCACTAGAGATGAAATCAAACAACAAGCAGAAAGTTTATTGCTAGAGCTAGTTGGACAAAGAGCACTGTACGACTTTATCGTGGTGTGCGACGAATCCAACAATACTCCAGCCAGAATAGATCGTAATGAATTGTACTTGGACATAGCAATTGAACCAGTCAAAGCGGTTGAGTTCATTTACATACCGTTACGTTTGAAAAACACAGGAGAAATATCAGGTTTATAATAATATTATAAATACTAGCAATAGGAGAAACAATGAGTATATCTACACTATCTAAATTAACAGTTCCTTTGGCCAGCAACGCAAGTGCAGGCAATCAAGGTCTGTTGATGCCAAAATTATCGTATCGTTTTAGAGTAACTTTAGAAAACTTTGGTGTATCAACTCCCACAACAGAATTGACCAAACAAGTGATTGATGTCACAAGACCTAACGTGAGTTTTGAAAACATCACATTGGATGTGTACAACTCTAAAGTTTATCTTGCTGGTAAACACACTTGGGAACCTATCACATTAAATTTAAGAGAAGATGTCAACAACAACGTACAAAAATTAGTGGGCGAACAGTTACAGAAACAATTTGATTTCTATGAACAATCAGCTGCTGCTTCAGGATCTGATTACAAATTCGTAACCAGAATTGAAGTATTAGATGGTGGTAACGGAGCCAACGCTGCTAACATTTTAGAAACTTTTGAATTGTATGGTTGCTATGTAGATTCAGCAAATTACAACACATTGGCTTACAACACCAACGATCCTATCAGCGTGACATTATCTATCAGATATGACAACGCTATTCAAACACCACAAGGCACAGGAATCGGCACAGCTATTGGAAGAACTATTAACACTCTTGCTACAGGCGGTGGACAGTAATTAAATCCTTAAAAACATTCTAAAAAGGGGTCTAAATGGCCCCTTTTTTTATTTTAGCAGCATAGATTTACAACACATAAATATTAGTATGCCAAATGTATTGAAACCTTTTTTAGACAATCTTTTCAAAGGAACTTTGAATCCCAAAGGTAATCTTGCAGATTATCAACATGGGCAAAGATTGTTTGTGGATGACAGTTTTAGACTGGCACCAAAACAAAAATTTCTTTATCATGTGTCATTTAATATCAATTCTCAAGCAGCAGCAATAATTCCTAATTTTAATTCCACAGTCACTGAAGAATTAAACATGTTGGTTAAATCTGTGGATTTGCCCAAATATTCCATACAGACTGTGACCAAAAATCAATACAATAAAAAAAGAAAATTACAAACAAGAATAGATTATGATCCTGTGACCATAGTGTTTCATGATGACAATTATGGCATAACCACAGCCATGTGGCAGATGTATTATCAATATTATTTCAAAGATGGAAACTATGGCAAAAAAGATGCCACCAAAACTATATCTAGCACCACTCCCATAGAATACAACAGAGGAAATACTATTGCAGGAGAAAATGTAAACAAATACAGATATGGAATGGATTCAGATGCATTTGAACCTTTTTTCACCAGCATACAAATTTATCAAATGGCTAGAAAAAGATACACCTGTTACACATTAGTCAATCCATTGATTACCGGTTGGCAAGGAGACACATTATCTTACGGCAGCAACGATCCGGCCGCCAACAGCATGACCATTGAATATGAATCAGTGTTTATGAGCAGAGGTCCAGTTACTGCTGGTTCAGCTCCCAAAGGTTTTGCCACAAGACATTATGATAAAACTCCAAGTCCTTTATCTTTGGCAGGTGGAGGAACCACCAGTGTGTTTGGTGTGGGAGGAGTATTGAGTGGATTGTTTGGTTTGGGAGGTGACAAAAGTGCTTTCAGTGATATTGAAAGCGGTGGAGCAGGATCTGGAAGTTTTTTAAGAACTGTGATACAAAGTGCCAATCGTATTAGAAATTTAAAAAAATTAAACAAAGAAGGATTGCGTGAAGAAGGTTACAACATAATTAAAGAAGGAATCGGAAGAGTAGGAAACACCAATGTGAGTGGTGTGGCCAACACTGTGTTTCCAAAAAATACACCTGTGGCTAATAATGTGACCACTGCTGTGTTAAAAAAGAGATAATTTATGGCCAACAATACAAATAACATTCCAACCACAAACACTGATAGTGCTCAACCAGTCAAAACATTTTTTGACAAATATTTTGTTGAACCCATAAGTTTACCAGCTGGTGAAATAGATGCTGTGATAGGATTTTTTGAAAAAAGAAATTTTGACAAGACAGCAGCAGTAAATGTGTCTACAATTTTATTACAACAAGCCAAATTAGACAACGTGAATGTGTTTCAATTGTTGGACACTTTGAAAGGACTAACTGATTTACAATTGAGTAACATTGTGGCTGAAATATTAAATGTGAACAGATCAAAAATTTCTACATTAGGTTTTAAAATCAACAACACACAAAACCAATTTGAAAAACGCAACATAGTGGTATAATCAGATGCCTCGACGTTTTGCTCAAGGTAAATTTAATCTTAAAAATCCTGACAAGTACATGGGCACCAAAGATCCTTTGTACAGATCCAGTTGGGAATTTGCTTTTATGAAATTTTGTGATGAAAGTCCTGCCATTGCCAAGTGGGCCAGTGAAGCTGTGAGAATACCTTACAGAAATCCTTTGACTGGAAGATATACCATATATGTGCCAGATTTTTTTATCAACTATGTGGACAAGGGTGGACAACAACATGCAGAAATAGTTGAAATCAAACCTCAAAATCAATCATTGAGAGAAAAGGTGGGAAAAAATTTAAACAATCAAGCCAGTTATATTTTAAATCAAGCCAAATGGGAAGCTGCCACTGTGTGGTGTAGACAAAAAGGATTAAGATTTAGAGTGATCAACGAAACCGATATTTTTCACCAAGGTAACAAACGCCGATAAATAATACTACCATGACCAAAAAATTAGAAGATTTATTAAATCTACCAGAATCCAAAGACATTGTGAACGAAGAAAAAAATAAGAAAGAACGAGACAAGTCATTGGAAAATCAAAAAGAAACCATGCGTGACATCACAGAATTTGACAAGATCACTGCAGCACTGCCCATGGTAAAAGATTTGGGAGCCATGGCTGATGAAGAATTGGATGAGATTGCCAAAAAAGCCATGACTGCCTACGATGATCTGATGGACTTAGGCATGAATGTGGAGAGCAGATACAGTGGCAGAGTGTTTGAAGTGGCTGGCAACATGCTGAAAACCACATTGGAAGCCAAAGCTGCCAAAATAGATAAAAAACTCAAAATGATAGACCTGCAAATACGCAAGCAAAAACTGGACAGAGAGGGTGGAATTGACGATTCTAACATGGTACAGGGCGAAGGATATGTGGTCACTGATCGTAACAGTTTAATTGAAAAACTCAAAAATATGGATAAATAAACACATATGGAATCAGAATTTAAAAAGATACTAGCGGAAAGCAAAAAAACCTACAAATTTAAACTGGGTTTAGCAGGTACTCTTCCTGAAAACATCAAAGACACTTTGACTCAAGCATTAAACAAATATGAATGCATTGATTTGTCCAAAGGAAAGAAATCCCCTATTCAAGAAAGACCATTGGATTTTCCAAAATTACAAAACATGGAAGTGACCTATTTTGATGCTGAATTAGCATATCCTACCACTCCAGAAATTTTAGAACAGTATGTGAGTCTAATCACAAAGATGCCAATCACTCACGTGATTGCTAGAACTGCTGCTCAACATGCAGATTATCCCGCAGATAAAAAAGAAGAACCATACAAAGCCAAATTAGAAACAGAATTAGAACAGACTGATAAAAAAGCTCAAGATCATGTGGGTCAAAAAAGAGTGTTAGAATTATTAAAAGATTTAGAAAAAAATAGAAAAGAAATCGCAATGGCTAAAGAAGATTCAAAAAACTCTAAAGAAAAAAGTTTACAGGACAGAGAAGAAAAATCATCTCCATCTCCACTAACTAAAATTAAAATTAAAAAATAAATAATAATATGGACATAAGAGATATCATACACAGAATTGAAAAAGTTCAAACTCAAAAAGAACTCACCAGCGAGATCAATAAAATGAATTTGACTGAAGCTGCTGCGATCAGCGTGAACATGTATGGCAATAATCCTAACGAAGTTCAAGCTCTTTATCAAATTTTTAAAAATGCAGGTTTGCAAGCACCAGCTCAAACAACTGCTGTGATTGCTCCAACTGAACAAGCAGTAGGTGAAGACGAAAGATATCAAGCCAGCACAACTCCAGATCCCAAGTATGCCACAATACCAGACACAGTGGATCCCACAGGAGATGACATTCATAAAAAGAAAAAAATGTATGCTAGAAGTCATCCAGGAGACAATCCTATGGCTGTGAAAGAAGAAGAAATTTCATTGGCAGAAAAAATTAAATCACAATTAACTCAAGACTATGCTGCTTTCAAAGAAGGTGCTGTCAAAGGTTGGTTGATGGATATGGAATCAGACGCTGCTGAAATGACCCGAGACGAGTTTATCAAAAAACATGGTCAAAGACACGCAGATATTTGGGATCGAGTAAATTCAGAAAATCCTGATTCAGATTCTGATTCTTTTGAAGACATTGAATTAGAATAAACACACATTTAAAACTTCCCACATTGTTATAAATATTTTTATGCAGGACGAATACGTCACGGCTTTTTATAATGTAGTGAGTGAAGTCAAACTCAAGGTCGGAATTGCATTACCCGAACATTTGGAAATCTATGTGGTAATGTTATTGGCTGATCACGTGGACAAATCAAATTTTTTACCCAAAAAAAGTTTTGCTGAATCATATTTTAATCTCAACAATATCAATAAATCACAAGCAAAAAAATTAGGAGACACTTGTTTATTTGTCACTGGAGTTTTTCCTGAATACAACAACAGCAGAGGATTCAACATTGACTATTACAGTGCCATTGGCAAAAGCAGTTATCATATGGCATTGTCTGTGTCTAAAATGAATATATTTGATTCATTGACCAAGCATTTTGATGCTGTGCGTGACTATATTTCATACATAATGAACAAAAAGAAATCACCCTCATTATTCTAAAGATAAGTACTACATATGAGTATCAAAAGCCTAGATGGTGTTCTTACCAAAAAAGCACACACTAGAGAAAAATATACCGAATCACAATTGAATGAGTTGGCTGCTTGTGCAGATGCCACTCTGGGATATCTTTATTTTGCTAAAAATTTTTTTAACATTCAACATCCTGTGAGAGGCAAATTATTGTTTGAACCATACACATATCAAACCAAACTTTTAGAAACCTATCACAAATATAGATTCAACATAAACATGTTGCCACGTCAAAGCGGCAAGACCACTTGTGCTTCATCATATCTATTGTGGTATTCCATGTTTCATCCAGATCAAACCATATTGATTGCTGCTCACAAGTACACAGGTGCTCAAGAAATCATGCAACGTATTCGTTATGGCTATGAATTGTGTCCAGATCATATTAGAGCGGGTGTGGTAAACTACAACAAAGGATCTATGGAGTTTGAAAATGGATCCAGAATAGTTTCAGCCACAACCACTGCCAACACTGGTAGAGGTATGTCCATATCATTGTTATACTGTGATGAGTTTGCATTCGTTAATCCTACCATTGCCAGAGAATTCTGGACTTCAATATCTCCCACATTAGCAACAGG